GGGTCATGCTGTAGAGGTTGATCTCGTTCCAGCGGGCGAGCCAAGCATGGAAAGATTGGCCGAACTTCTCACGGGTTTCGAGGGGTAAGCTCATAAACGTCTGCTCGGCCTCTATCATGTGATTGAGCAGCCCGGCATAGGTCTGAGGCATTTCAGAAAAATCACCAAACATGCCTTGCACCTTTTGCAGAGCGGCAGTATCACCAGCATTGAACCTGTCCATGATTTTATGAAGATCGACAGAATCCTTGTGGCTCTGGATAAAGGCGTAGAGGTCCTCTTTACCACTCTCCTTGAGGGTCATAACACCGAAGCGGTCGAACTCAGGGGAGTAAAGAATCTTCTCGCCGCAGCCGGGCTCAGAGCAGAAATGCTCCTGTTCGCGGTGCCAAGTCTGGAACATCAGACATCCTCCTTCTGCTGCATAGAGCGAAGAACCTCCGCGCCGTCGGAAACGAGCTCATGAAGCTGCGCCGGAATGAGAACGCCCTTATCGGAATCGAACTCACCGATGCGGAAAAGCTGAAAATCGGAAGCATGGGTAAAGAGCACGCCTTTGGATTCCATGATAGCGTTAGCAAAATTGCGAGCAGCGATATAATCATTCTGTTCGGTGGTGAGGCCGAAGAAACCAGAACGCAGGTCACGAATAGCGTAAACGTTAAGCATCATTTTTATCATCCTCCAAAAAACCAGATAGCTCAATGAGCCGGATTTGCAGTTCCAGGGCGAGGAACTCATAAAAATCGAGCTCCATATCGAGAGAGCGCCAAACTTTGGCGGCCAGCTCGTAACAGTCGGCATCGAGATTCAGCCAGACACAGACGGTAGCACGTTCGTCATTCACATCCTGATACCTCCACGATAGATTTTAGGGTTCACGTTGATACGCTTGGAATTGACAGCAGTATGACGGAATACCTGTCTGTCTTGAGAACGCCTCATTCTTTTAGCCATGATTACAACTCCCTTCTCAAATTTTTTATACGGTTATGGAGCACGCGCTCCTGGGTCTGAAGGATTTCTTCGTAGGTCATGGTGGACTGGGCCAGCTTGGCCTTCTTACCTTCCTCAGCAAAGTGCTTGCGCTTTTCTTTGATGGAAGCCATAAGCTCCGGTTGTTCCAAGTCAAACAACTTATCGAAATACTTGGGAGGGCGAATCTTACGACCGCCGTCGGGGGTGGAAATGGAGATAGTATCATACTCCATGCATTCGGGATGATCGTCATACCACTGGCGGCCAATACCAGGACGACGAGACATGTCGACATACTCGGGTTGAATGTTAAACGTCTGGTAGACATCGGCTTCGGGGCCACAAGCCTTCTTCATCACGTAGCGGGCAACGTAAGCACAGGTTTCCCAGTTAACTTGACCAACCAAAACATAGCCGATAGGCTTCCGGATGCAAGGGGTGTCATACTCCCCTTTCTGTTCTACCACAGACCAAGCCTTTTGTAAAGACTCCGAGTAAAAATACTGATATCCGACATCGCCACGCCGGATATCCTGCACGGGAATCAAGTCATGCAAGTGGAGACCAAAAACTATTGCATGGTAGTGAGGGCGGAAGGTCGTGGAGCCATACTCACCACAAGCAAAGTAGCGAATATGGTCATCGGGGAAAGCTTTGCGAAGACGCTTCCAAAACAACTGTAAATCTCTCTTACACAGTGAAAGGGACTGCATCGCCTCTCCAGTCTCCGGATCAGCATACCAGTGACGGGGGACGTGTTCTTCATCGTAAGTCAAAGTAAGGAAATAAGCAGAATCATGATACTCAAGTTCCATCATACAGCGATTGGCCCAATCACGGGAGCGGGCTATACGGCAGCCTTCACACTTGCCGCAAGGAATCTCAACCCAGTCAAGCCAAGTCTTTTCAGCATAAGCGGAAATCTCGGGAACATCGGAAGTACAAATGCGACCCTTGCGCAGCTCCAAATGGTGAACACCATAAGGAACTATCTTCATATCTGCTTTGCCGTTCTTCGTAGTGCCAATTCTAAATCCCTTCAAAGGATGAAAACAGGCTATAAAATCACCCTCTCCGTACTCGGTTGGTCTGGTGGTGTCAGTGGGAACCAATATATCAAGATAGTATTGGTTCCCACACCCTCCACCTGACAGCCTCAGTCGTCAGCGCTTTTTACGCTTCTTTGAAGCATCTTTACCAGAAGCAGCACCGGGCAGCACGTTGGCAAAATAATCAAAGATGCTCTTACCCCAGGGTAAATTTGCATTCTGAATATCCTCGACAGCCTGAGTGCCAAGACCGCCAAAAGCATTCCAAGCATTATTCGGAAAAGCTTCTTTGATATCAAACTCCTGCTTAAAGCCTGCCTGCTGTAAATCTTTATTCACCTCGGCATTAAAGGCGGCAATCTCCTTTTGGGTCATAGACTGCACATCATAACCATACTTTTGCGCGGCGGCATGGATAGAGGCAGAAACCTTCTGAGCGGCGGCGGACTGGTCTGCGGCGTACTTTGTACCAGCCAAATGAGCATCCGCGGTATACTTCTGAGCCATAGCTTGAATATTGGCAGTAGTAAGCTGAGTTTGTGCCTGGAGTTCGGAAGTATATTTGGACATAGCCGTATATTTATCCGCGATAGCCTGATTAGACTGAGCAGAAACACGGGTACCCTCAAGACTTAAAAAAGAACTAAGCAAGCTCCCAAACAAGCCAGCAACAGCACCAGTGGCACTATTATCCACACTGCCCATAGCACCGGACGGGGCAGAGGAGCTAGCCGTTGCGCCAGAAGTAACAGCGGCACCGCTACCACCAGTGACAGAAAGAACGGGATTAAGGCCAGCAGCAATTAAATCACGCACCTCTCGTTGATGGGCAGTAGAGCTCATACGCTCCTGCCAATCTCTATTTTTTTGGGCCTCTTGAGAATTGTATTTTCTTGCAACCTCAGCCTGCTTCTCCTGCCAAGTCCTAAGCTCCTCCGCCTGCTTAGCGGAGGAGCTTGTATTCTGACCAGCAATGCCCTGGAGGGCACCTGCCCAGCTAGCCATCTTCTGGCCACTGGACATAGTAGGATATCGAGGATTACCAACAACCTGGAGGACAGGATTGGTGACAGGCTGGATGGAACGGCCCGAATTCATAGCCATTATATCACCTCCGATTAGTGATGGTCAATAAGGCCAGGGATACTATACATAGGCATAGGCCGAGTAGCCTTACACTGGACGTAGAGGTCGGCAAACATTTGGTTAGACACAGAACTTGTAACAGCAAGTACACGGTCAACATTGGTCTTATCCTCACGAATCCACGCATCAGACAGCTTCGGGAGCTGGGTATACTCGTCGGCAAGATGCCAGACATCCAAAGAAGTCGGAGCCTTAGAGCGCATCTCACCAGCCACGCGGGAGGGCTTGTAACGATAGTCAGCCCAGGCTTCCTGATAGCCAAAAACCTCATTATCCTGCGCGGTGCCCTGGGCGTAAATCTCCTTGTTCAAGATAGGCTGCTCGCCGATATTGGCAAAGACCGGGAAATAGTAGTCAAGGCGGTCACGACGAGACCAGAAACGTTCAAGACCCTGCTGATAGGTATGGTCATAGCGAGCGACCATGATGCCGATCACAAAGCCGTGCTCAACGAAAGACTTGATAAAGTCACCATGAACGTCAGTAGTGACAGAAAAAGCGGCAGTATCGCCGAGAGGAGTGCCAGAAGATTGAGTAGCCGAGGACTGCACAACTTGGTTGATATTAACAGGAATACGGTTGCCGCCAAGATACTCAGGACGTTGGAGGCGAGCATCGGGAGAGGTAACACCGAAATGAGACTTGAGAATTTCAATGTACCGAGTACCTCCTCTTGCATCCTTCTCATAAAGCTTCTGAATCTGAAAGGCCATACGCAGTTGGTTAATAGTGGCCGCGGAAACGGAGCCGTCATCAATCGCCCAAAGATTATTGATTACAGGAGAAGCATACTTGCCACCCAAACCCTCAACGCCAACAGCAATTTGATTGCCACTAGCATTGAAAGCCATACCAGACGATTCCAAGGGAGAGCCGCTAGGATTCATCATCTTGGCGGTGTAAGTCTGAGTAAGTAAACCATCGTCAACTTTAGCAGCAAGAGGAACAACGGGAAGATTGGCACCAGAAGAAACAGGGATAGTTACGTCGGGGCCCTTCTGGGGAGCAGGGAGAGCGCTGGTAAAATAGTCATGGAACTTAGCGGCCTTAAAGGGCATACCGCCTTTGACAACATCGGTGATATAGTTGGTGCCATTGGAACCTGCAAGGGTAGCATCATCCACAGGAATATTGAGCGGATCGGAAAGGTTTTCGTCACGGAACCACTCATTCATGATGAGGGCGTAGGCACGGAAGGGGAGGGCATTAACAGAGAGGTTGGCAACACCAGTAGGGATGCCCATGTAGTCGGCAATGGAGCCAATGGACCAGCCACCAGAGGGCGCAGTCACCTGGGGGACGGAATACTCGGTCGTGGGAATCCAGGCAGACTGTGTATTCTCGCCCATAAGCTCACGCCAATGCTGCCAGACAATGCGGTTGGGGACAAAGTAAAAATAGGTGTCCAGGTAAAGATTATCCATCATGGGAGTAAGCAAGGTTTGAAGACGAGCAACCATAGAAGTCTTCACCTGGAAAGTGTCACCGGGAAGAACCTCATCCACGTAGAAAGGGATGACGTCTCCAACGTTAAAACTGAGTTTAACACTATGGTCACGCCGAAAAGTGCTACGAGCAATATCAAGGTTAGTAGGATTAAGAGCAAATCTTGTATTTTCATTACGAGACAAATTAATACCTCCAGTCTGTAACGGTTGTTCAAAAGGAGGGGCCCACAGGGGCCCCTCGTTCTCTGTTGTTCACACGGCCAGGGCGGCCGTGTATGCTTTGACCAAAGCCTAAACGACTCAAGCCAATGTCAGGAATATAGAGTTTTAACCAACGGGTGAGGCTGGCGCGGGGTCTGTCTCACCTCCTTTCGGGCCCTGTGAGGCCGCTGGCGGCTCACCAGCGGGATTTTGAGAGGCGGGTGGTGTAACCATACCCATAGCCTCTAACCA